GATTTAATTGCTCGTAAAGCCATTCGTATTGTGATAAGACAATCGATCCCAATGGAACAAATACTACACGAAATCGAGATGGCTGGTGTAACAGATTCAGAACAAGATGCGGACATTGAATCATTTTCTTCGGCTTCCGATGTTGAGACGGAAGAAAGTTCAGATGAAGTAATTGATAACGAAGTTAAACAAGAACCTATTGCAGAATTTAAGTCTGTGTCCCCCTCTATGGTTGAAGCAGAGGCTGAAGCAGAGGCTGAAGCAGAGGTTGAAGCAGATGCGGACACGAGTTCGGGGTCTGATTCTATTCCAGATTTAGAAAGTGATTCCGAAATAGAACAAATTTCAGCAGAACCCGTCCCAGTAGAAAACAAAGACTCAACAGATGATAGCGAAGGTCATATTGATGATTCAAACCTTTCTACTCAAGAAAAGTCAGACGAGGATGTGATTCATTGTAATTCAGAAGTTGAAATGACACCTTCACAATCTTTATTAAATCTTCAACTTCACGAATCAGAACCTATTATTTTAAATAATAAAGGAGTTTCTTCTTCTGAATCGGAAGATTCAAACTTGGATGAAGAACATAAGTCAGTCGAATGGACACCCCCTGTCTTAACACGAAAGAATAGTGCAGATGAGTCAATTGAAGTTGAAAAGAATTCGGAAATCCCCCCAATCAAATTAGAGACTTCCACTCAATCCACTGAAGTCAACCATAAAACAACCTTAATGGGAACACGCCATTTAATTAATCCAAAACGTATAAAATTCGTTGGATCGGGTAAAAAAGATTCATTCTTCTGATAGTAAATGAATACAATTCGTCATTTAACATTTTCACTTGTGATAGCAATTTTACTTTATTATATTCTAGATGCGTTCTCTGTCAAAAAACCCGACTCTCAAAATGAATCACAACTGAAGAAAATAATTACGTTTAGTGTTTTATGGGTCGTAAGCTTTGTCTTTGTCTATTTTATGAATAATGCCTTTGGAACTTCAGGTGGTTCTTTAGAGGGTCCCGCTCAACATATTAACTCGATGAACCAAAGTTATGAAGTTCAAATGATAAAAAATATTTCTGAAAACATTCGTACCGGATTCCCTCCCTTTTGATTCTTTTATCGTCTCAAAATAGATGGAAGCAAATATTACTTGGAGTTTTGCGATTGCAGTTTTTATTGCATTTTTCATTGGTTTTCACCACGAATTTAATTTGTTTACAGTAAAGGAACACGTTTACTTAGCAACACTATTACTCCTAATAATGAGTATCATAACACTTCGGTATGATATTGGGCTTTCGGTTTTATTCTTAGTTTGGGCTGTCTATATTTGGATTAAATATCTAGATGCTTAACGTTTTGCAACACGAATTTGAATCGCATTTTTTTTACGACTTGAAGCAGGGTCAAACTCTTCTTCATCATCTTCTTCTTGATAACTCTTTTGAGCCTTGCGTTCTTGATCCAATGCTTGCATATCCCAAAATACTTGACTGCATACTTTAAAATTAGCACGGAGTTCCGCTTTGAACCAATTAATCTGTTCCTCTAACCGATTACTTTTGGTACGGTTATTAATGACCATACATTCATAATTAGTAGTAGTTTGATCTAGAACCGTACTAAAAGATTCAAAGGTTGGGAACATTCCCGCATAATTTTCATAGAGGCGTCGGCGATTATTAACGAAGTTTTCACGATGAATGAAGACATAATCAATGTTTGTACGAAGAATGGGAGGAATACCTAATGGATATTGAAGGGTGACCATAAATAAAATATTGATGTGACGACCATTCATAAAAATATATTTAATACCCTTATCACTAATCCAAGAATTGTCAAAGAGTAGATCATCTAAAATAAGGAAGGCACGTGGATCAATATCGCTCTTACCATATTTTGTGATTTCATCGTTATATTGTCTGGTAATTTTTTCCTGTCGGGTTAAAAACTTTTTAACAACTTCAGTATCAAAGTCATCATAAATCAACATAGAGGGCATCACTTTTGAAAAGAATTGATTGGCGCGTTCTGTCCCAGACATGACAATCCCTACCGGAATATCCCGATTATGATAGAGTAAATCAAGAGCCGCTACGGATTTACCAGAACAACGTTTACCACTAAAAACACATGTTGCTCCGTGAGGGACCTCTTTTAGGTCAAATTTTTTTAACTCTAATTTCATAATCACGCTTGTATATGAAGTACAAAAAAAATAATTGTATTCATACATTAAATGAGCATTCAAGATGCTGTCCTATATACAATGGGGTTAACCAATTATATAAAGGACATTTATTATCACATTGTTGATTTGAAGCAAGATAATATTGAAAATTTACCCATTGTTTTAGATGAATTAGATGGAATTCTTCTTAAGATGAATCAATTGATTTCTATCCAATCTAATATCTTTTCACTTGACGATAGAGATATGGTTTATTTTTTGGATGATATTCAGTTTATATATACATTTTTATCGGAATGGAGGCTCGATAAAATTTCACTGATTGCTCAGAAAGATTATTGCCGTCTTGAAGGTCAATTGAAAGCGATCAAAGATGCATTTCCTTAATCTTTTTTTTTATCAATGGAATCTTTCATCTCGGATGATTCAATTTCTTGAGCTATACTTGGATTTGTAGATTCATTATGAACAGTTGGGTTGGATGAAGTAGGTGTATCGGCAGAATCACTATTGCTTTGAATCGAAGATTTTTTTTGAATGACTTCTAAATCCATCATTTCCGTTAAGAACTGAGTCATGTGTTCTAAACGTTCTATGCGCGTATCTTGCCAACGAAGAGCATTCATCACATCTCTATAAATTAAAATCATATTGATACAAAAAATCATACCCGGAATGATACAGAATTCATACATTAATGAATTATAATGTAAGCATTTCCCTTAAATAGGTAAAAATGTGTATGTATATTAGAAATGTTACGAACGACAAAAGGATTGATTGGAAGTGTATTAAATGCGAAAACAACCGTGAAATCAAAACTAGCAAAAATCTATCCAGAACCACAGAGTCCTTCTACAAAATCTTCTTCTGGTTTGTCCTCTAAAAGCAGAAGTATTGGACCAATGGGTGTAAAACCATCGACCGTTACACGTAACCCAACTTACTTTGAATATCCATTATATACCAGGGATGGGGAGGATTTTGACGTTGCAGCAGAGAGATTTTTTCGTTCTAAGAAAAATGCCAATAAATTTATTGTTGGCGATGTCTTAGGAATAGATTATGTAGAAGTTAATGAAGCCAAGTTTATTGTATATCGTCATCGTAGCGGAAACTTAGAATTGAAAAAAATAACAGATGAGTTCGGAACCTCACGTTCAGTGCTTCCAGCAATGATTACAGAACAATTATTGGCTGAAGGTAAAACTATGCGAGATTTAGCGAGAATATACCACCACATATTAAATTTTATCACTTATCCACGTGACCGCCAATCACCAACCAAACTCGCCGAAGGTAAAGTAAGAATATTTAATATCGAGCGAGGAAGAACAATTTACCATAATTTAACACCGTATCGTGCAAGACAATACCTTGGTATTTCGTGATTATTTAAATAGGTAAAGTGATATAAAGATTAGAAGTCTTATAGAAAATAAGAGGTAAGATCAATATTATCAAGCTATTATTTTTTTAGTATAAAGTGACAGGTTTCCCGAGCGGTCAAAGGGGTAAATGTTTGCTCCAGTAATTGTTAAAAGCAGTTGCTAGTGTTTGATATATCAAGATTATCAAATGCGACACTTCCAAATTGCGGGGATCTCCTAAAGACGAATCTACCAAAGTTATATGGAAACATAATAACCGGTGAAGAAAAACTAACTTCAGTATGGTAAAAAGGATTCGTATGGAACAATGGACAATCCGCAGCCAAGCTCCTAAGGTCGTTATGGTAAGACTATGGAGACGGTTCAGAGACTAGACGGTAGTGGGCCTGAGGATTTTTAACCAAAATCCGATGATGGCTTAAGGTATAGTCCGTCCAGATTGTGAAAGCAGTCTGATATGACGTACACTTAAGATGTAATGCGTAAGCTTCAGGGGTTCGAATCCCCTACCTGTCACTATATACTCCAACCACCATTTAAGGATTTATTGATATTTAATATTAATAATGACCCATTATAATTATACCGAAGAGCAAATACAAGGGATTATATCTTCTTGTCATTCTTGGAACGAAGTTCTTCAAAAATTAGATATGAAAACACTCACACGTAGTTTGCAACGACGAATTAAAAATTCAGGTATTTGTTGCGATAATTTAAATCTTAAAAACTTTGATGGTCTTCATACAAAATTTAATAAGTTTTCTAAAGACAAAATTGTAGAAATTATACAAAACCATTCTCTTTGGAACAATGTATTAAATGAATTTGGCTATAAAACTTGTAATCATATCCCCACTATTAAAAAGAAATTGGACCTATTAAATATTGACTATAGTCATTTGAAATTAACCGAAACGAATCGTAATATAAAATATACATTAGACGAAATATTAATTGAAGATTCTCCTTATACTAAAAGTGCAGGACTATTAAAACGCCTTAAAAAGGAGCGTGGCTGGGACCATAATTGTTCGATATGTAAATTAAGTGCGTGGAATGGAAAACCAATACCACTTGAATTAGACCATATTGATGGTTGTCATACAAATAATACTTATACAAATCTTAGAGCGATTTGCCCCAATTGTCACGCTCAAACCGATACATATAAAGGTAAAAATATGAAAAGTTATAAAGAAAATAAATTGAAAAATCCATCACCGATAGAACCCAAAATAAAAGTACAACGAGTACCTAAACTATGTATTGGTTGTTCTAAAGAAATTAATTCACGCAATATTCAATGTAATACGTGTCGTGCACAAAGTATGTTTGAATCAGGACAATTTCGCAAAGTAGAACGTCCCTCCTTGGAACAACTTCAAGAAGACTTACGTGAATCATCTATGGTTCAAGTTGGTAAAAAATATGGTGTCTCTGATAATACAATTCGTAAGTGGCTAAAACAGTATGATAAATATTCATCCTAGTTCATCTGCACGGTGAGCGAAATAGATAGCTAATATGGCTAAAATAATTGCCAAATATGTATAACGGTTATGTGGTTCATTAAATAGAACACAACCAATGATAATGGCTACGATAATCGATAAGCAACTCCAGACTAAATTAGCGTGTCCCATTCCTTCGTATTTATAACAATAAAAGAGGAGAAATGCAACAATCGTATAGAACAAAATTCCTAAGGGAATTAAGTAATGTTTACGTTTGGCACGAGCTGTTTTTAAAGAGGTTTGGGCACAAGCTTCTGCAGCTGTAATTAAAAGAACGATACCCAAAACCAACCATAAACGTTGGTTGGGTGTTTTTTTCCAAGAATTTCTGGATGCTCACTCATCCACTCTATTCAATCTTTGGATAAATTACTTGAAGAAATCCCATATTTTTCCAGGTAAGAGGAACTCGTGTTGTGTGACGAATACTTTGAATGGAAGCATACGTTGCTAGAACGGTACGATTATCTAAAAGAGTAAGGGGATTCACATTATAACCTGCATTTTTAAGATCTTGGGCAAATTGAATGGATAGAGGATGGTTCAGATAATCCATCTTGGCAATTCCTCTAATCTGAATAAAAAGAAATCATTTTTTCATAAATCCAAATCATTTGAATTTACATATTCAATTTTGCAAAAATTTTATATTTAAGGGTATTTTTGAAATAACTTATATAGAATTATTACAATGAATAATCTTATTGTATATGATGCACCATATCAAAAATTTCGAGTAGGAAGACATTATGATGGTGGATATGTTATATGTATATTACCAGATAGTTATGATGCATTTATAAGCTGCGGTATTGCAAATGATATTAGTTTTGAACAACACTTTCTTAATTTATATCCAAAATTAACTTGTATGGCATTTGACGGAACTATATTCGACTTGCCTATTCAAGACAATAGAATTCAATTTATTAAAAAGAATGTTGGACCTGTAAACACGAATGAGTTAACAAACTTACATGAATATATATCACCTTATAATAACGTATTTTTAAAAATGGATATAGAGGGTCATGAATTTGATGCATTAAATACCTTCACGAAAGAGCAATTTTTAAAAATAAAACAACTTGTCATTGAAATTCATAGTCCAGGAGATATTGAACTACATCCTACATATTTTAAAGGACTAAGCCATATTACAAATGAAGTTATGTTTAATTTTTTAAACAAAATTAATACAACCCATACATTAGTACATATACATGGAAATAATGGATGTAAATCATATCAAATAGATAATATTACTGTTCCAAATGTATTTGAATGTACATTTATAAGAAATGATTATATTCCACAAAAAAAATTAAATACAAACCCAGTTCCTACTAATCTTGATATGCCGAATATACCAAATAAGCCAGACTATAATTTATCATATTGGCCATTTATGTCTTTTTAAAGTGATTTTATAAATGGAACATATTTATCAGAATTTGAATTTGATAAAATATATTTGATTTTATCTTCAATTACTCCACGGCTTTTTGGTAAAATACTTTTTCAATCACAGTAAAATTCATTCTAATGTGATGAATAAAATAAAAATGAAACTCAAAATTTATTGTATTATCGTTAAGATGTTTAGTTGGAGTAAGCTAGACCACCCATGCCGCTCATGATGCGTAGGACGTTGTAGTTAACAGCGTAGATCTTAACAACGGCAGTGCCCGTGTTGCCTGTGCTGGTTAAGAAGGTGTTATAGGTGCTAACACTGCCGCTTGCAACACCGCCGACGGTTTGGGTACCGTTCTTGAGGGTGAGTAGTAGGGTGGCAGTGTCAATGCGGGACATGTTGAGGGTACCAGAGGGTTGGTGTTCTTCCGGTTTTAGGCCGAAGCTATAAACGTTGATACCTGGGTTGATTGGGACGGATTCGTGGTGTTGGAAGGGTTGAACTAAGTTGAAGTAGTCACCGAAGCGTTCAGCAAAGCGGTCGTGGCCGTTGAGTTGAATCTTGGCAGAGTAGACTGGGTTGGCGGGTTGACCGGTTTGACCGTTGGCACCAGCACCGTTGAGTAAGTTGTTATCAAATAGATAAGACGAGATGTAAAGGTTAGAGCCTTGGGGAATTGGAGCAGTGACTGGGATGGATGCGGTGGTAAAGTTCAACCATTGGTTATATTGGGAGGTTGAGGAAGTACCTAGAACGTAGTCTTGACGTTGGACAACCCAGACAAGTTCCTTGACGGGGTGGTTGAAGTTCATCTTGATCTTGTTGATGGCTGAGGTGACGGTTTCATCACCAGTGAATTGAAGTTGTTCAATCAGGTATTCGTGGCTGAGTTGAGCGAAGCGGCGGCGTTCGTCAGTATCTAGGAAAATGTAGTCTACCCATAGAGATGCATAGAGTAAACTGACAGCGGTGGGGTTGGTTGCACCCGTGCCAACAACGATCATATCGGTGTAGGGGCGGAATTCAAGGTTGACCTTGACTTCGTGGTATTGGAGAGCAATGAGAGGTAGAGCTAGACCTGGGTTGCGGCAGAACCAGAATTCTAGAGGAACGTAGACAACTTGGGCGGCAACATCGAATTGAGTTTGTTCACCCACCATGGTTCTGTAGCCTAGTTTCTTGGCACTTGGTAGGGTGAGTTCATTCCAGATGTAAAGCCAGTCACCGTAGTGTTTGTCAATGCGTTGACCACCGATTTCTAATTCAACGGTTTTGATCATGACTAGACCGGTGTATGGAACCCAGGCGGCGCTGCCTTGGGTTAGACCGGGTAGAACGGCTTGTAGGTAGATACGGCTGATCAGATCACCGTTACGGGAGATGGTGCAGGTGACGCGTTTGCCAAAATCAGCCACGCCATTGAAGGTTTGTTCAATGGATTCCATGGCGAAGTTGGTGTGGCGGCGGTAGACCGTCTTGAAGAAAGTGATTTGGGGGTTACCGGTTAGGTAAACATCTTGGGCACCGTAAGCAACGAGTTGAACTAGACCTCCTGACATTGAATATTGTTGTACTATTAACGAAGAAAAAAAAATTTTAGGGCGCGTTTTAACTTAAAAAATAGATTCGTCATTTTTAAAATGACAACGCTGAAACAAATTACCCAAGACGCAATTTCAAGCGGCCTTCCAGGAATGGCTGCAATGTCAGTTCAAGTCTCATCGCTTATGTGGCTTCGTACTACATTGAATTATCAATATCGTCACGGAGGAACAATGTCTCATACTATGAAAATTCTTTATAAAGAAGGTGGTCTTTTACGTTTTTATCGTGGATATACTGCGGCAATGATTCAAGCTCCCATCAGTCGGTTTGGAGATACAGCGGCAAATGCAGCTGTTTTAACATTACTACAATCCTATGATATCCCGATTGCGATCAAGACTGCTGGGGCATCTATTGCTGCAGGTACATTCCGTATTGGTTTAATGCCGATTGATACTGTTAAAACGATGATGCAAGTTGGAGGTTCCAATGGATTTAAAACATTACATCAAAAATTAAAAATCCAAGGTCCAAGTGTCCTATATCACGGTTCTCTTGCAGCATCTTTCGCAACTTTTGTGGGACATTATCCGTGGTTTACGACCTATAATTATTTAAATTTTTATATTCCGCGTTATTCTGAAAAATCAAAGCAACTGATGCGCAATGCTTTTATAGGGTTTTGGGCTTCTCTCGTAAGTGATATTTGTAGTAATTCAATTCGGGTTGTAAAAACAACTCGTCAAACTGCAACTCAAACGATTTCTTATTCTCAAGTAGTTCAAGAAATTCTTGAGAAAGACGGTTATCGTGGATTATTTGGTCGTGGATTACAAACAAAAATTTTAAGTAATGGTGTTCAAGGTATTCTCTTTAGCGTTTTATGGAATTTAGGACAAGACTATTACAAAATGAACAAATAAACCGTTTAAGGCATTCTGTATGAAATTGAATAGTAGATGTTTAAAGAACGGTCCTCTAAGAAAAGAACAGTGGCTGGACAAAATGGGGTTCCGCGATTAACGACCTTAGATGCACGTCATCAAGAAATGATTCAACACCTTTCTCAAAAACAGAGTCAGGTAGATTCATTTGAACAAGAATTAAAAACACTGTATGGTCAATCGAATCTTTATCAAAGTGAAATTGATACAATGTATCAATCTGAAGAGTACGACGATAAGGCTTACGATTCTCTTTGGGAAAAACATTTAAAGAATATAGATCAAATTCGTGAGATTGAGATAAAGTTAAAAAACTTGAAAACAAATACTGAGGAAATTGAATATTTTGAAGAAACCGCCTCTATTTTATACGATTATTACAACCTTTTAGAATCTCAAGAGGCTACAGATATATCCTCAACAACTGCACCACCTCCTTTGAAACCAAGTACTTCTAAACAACGTAAAAAAATTACGTTTCCGCCAAATAAAAGTATTTTGGAAGCCTTTTCAAAATGGACAGAGCCATCTGTGGAAACGATGGATGATACAAATACAGTAGATGAACCGGAATCAACTTTGCCAATTCAGCCTACGACTTCAACAGAACAAATACCGAAACATAAAAGTAAATTAGTCGATTCTTATCTTGCACTTGTCGAACCAATGCATATTCAAACATTGGATGTAGACGCAACTTCTGAACAATGTCGTTTTTGTCAAACGGTATTAACCCATCTACATCAAGATGGAATCATGATTTGTAATACGTGTGGAAATCAAGAACAATTATTAGTAGAACAGAACCGTCCAGTTCATCGTCAAACATCTAAGGAAGCAAATCACTTTAGTTATAAACGGATCAATCATCTAAATGAATGGATTTGTCAAGTTCAAGGCAAAGAAAGTACAGATATTCCGGAATCTGTATTTGATATGATTCTTGTGGAAATTAAGAAAGAACGTATTGATCCAATGAAACTCACCTATAATAAAATGCGTGAGATTTTAAAGAAAATCAAGATCAATAAATATTATGAACACATCCCCTATATTATCAATCGCATTACTGGATTACCAACCCCACATTTCCCACCTGAATTAGAAGCAAAATTACGCTCTATGTTTAATGAAACCCAAGCTCCCTTCTTAAAACATTGTCCTCCAGAAAGAAGTAATTATTTGTCTTACTCCTTTGTATTATACAAGTTTTTCCAATTGCTTGGAAAACACGAATTTTTGAAGTACTTCCCATTGTTAAAAAGCCGAGAAAAATTACACAATCAAGATTTAATTTGGGCAAAGGTTTGTACTGAACTTGGATGGCCATTTTATCCCTCGTTATAACATAACTTGGTTCCCTCGTTATAATATATTCCTCGCTCAAATATAAGAGAATGGTTTGGAATTTTTGGATTGCTTATTGGTTAATTTTATTCGGATGTATCAAAGCCATTGTCGGAACGATTTCTTTGAGTGTTCCGCAAACACGGCCCTATTTTGAAAAGGTCCCTGTTGCAAATATTTTTGTAAATAACGATGTATCTATTGCTGGATTTTATTCTGAAGTTGGTATCATTTTATTTGGTGGTTATTCATTATTACACGGATTAGCTATTTTGAAACAATTACCACCCATTTTAAATACCTTTTTAGAAACCCGAGCCTCTTTTATCCTGTTTTATAGTTTATTTGCGATTGCTTTTATTGGATTCTATGGATTGGTTTTATTTAGTCCCTTACCAATTCCAAAGAATTCGCAATATATTGCAAATTATTGGCTAAATATTGCAGCTGGATTATTCTTTATTCTTATGATTAATATTCTATTTATTTGGAATGAATGGAAATCTTCAAATAGCTCTTATTCTAGATTGACCCTTTGGATTTTACTTATGATATTATTGATTTATAGCATTTTAAAAATAGTGTTCTATGCATACGATTTAGAAAATAAACCGAAACCACACGATTTAATTGCTTATCTAACCATTCCACTCAACTTAGCGTAAAATGAAGAAAAAGAACATTTATGGGAAACCAACTAAACCAAAACCTACACCTAGACCGGCACCATTGCGAGCACTGCTTCCAATAGAAGGAGATACAAGATCTAAAATGCTAAATATAGCAGCTGCAACCAATGCTACAAGCATTGCTTCACTTGGTAAAATAGCTTTAGAAGGAATGAGGTATGCGGCTAACCCTACCACCAGACCTTCTGCTAAATATTTTACAAGACGGGTGATAAGTTCACGAGTATCAAAAGAAAGATCCATTTTCTACTAAACTACTAGAAAAAAAGCATTTAAAACCAAGTTAAAGAATATGATTATATCCGAAAAATGGATTCCTCTGTTGCAAAAGAGGTTGTTTATCTAGAGGAGGACAAACCGATCCGTGGTCAAAATTATGTCTGCATGTCTTTCCTTTCTCCCGAAGATATCTTACCTCAAAAGGATGTATTCTTTGTGAATAAATTTCTGGATAGCCTTGCTAAAGATTTATCTGTAATGTTGATGAATTTGCGTTCAAAATATCCCCAAGACGCGATGATCTTTGATTCTATCAAAGATAACCAAGGCTATTTCTTTAACCATGATCAACTTCAAGAACAATTCCGGTTCTTCAAACAAGAAAAGGGTCACGAAGTTGAGGAAGAATTCCATGCATTGAACAACTTCCGCCCGACGATTCGTGGTTTCAAAGTTCGTGGTGTCTTTGATACTTATCAAGAAGCCGAACTACGTGCAAAGGCCCTAAAACGTATGGGAGATAAATTCGATATCTATGTTGCTCACGTAGGTTGCTGGTGCCCTTGGAGTCCATATCCAAATGAACTTTCAAACCAAGAATATGCCAATGATCAACTCAATGAACTCATGAAGAAATATCGTGAAAATATGGAATTGCGCGAATCGTTCCACGACGAACGTATTCGTACAGCCGTTGCCAACTCGGCCCGTCAAAAAGCCGAACGTGAACAAGCGAATGCTTTGGAAGATGAAGACCCGTGGCTTGCTCGCAAACGTCGTGAACTTGAAACGAAAGAGGTTGCTCAAGACGTGGGTATGAAGATTGAAATTGAACCTGTTTTAGATGCCGCCCCTGCACTTCCAAGTGTTGAAGAAGAATCCACGACGGATTCAAAAGCATAAAAATTGCCTTCATGTAGAGTAGGAGAGAATGAAAGCAATTGCTGTCTTTTTATTATTTCTTGGAATGATACTTATTCTTCAAGGGTATTATTCCCAAGAAACGAAATGTCCTCCACCCGAAATCCAAGTCAAATATGTACCACGCTCTATTTATGAAGAGCAACTTTCGGATGACCAAAAACTCAGTCAACAATTCAAAGGGCTTTTTGAGGACATTGACCCTTGGAATAATTTAGTGGTTGGTTCTTATAATCCGAACGCGACCACTATTGCAAATCCAAATAAACAATAAATTATTTTTTCTTTAATATTTCAAAAATATAGATAGTCCAAATGAGCTCTTCAACTTATTGGAATTGGAAACTACAGGAAGCAAAAAATACAGAAATTAAAGCCCTTCAGACATTTATTGATACACTCGCGGATAATATTGGTCTAGATACCCTAAATTTAATGGATATGTCTCAGCCGCAAATATTAGCCATTCATAGTCGGAATGTTCAACATACTTTAGATCAGTATGCGAAGGAAAAAGAAAATCGAATCAACATTGAAGCTGAAATGCTGAAAAATTTTGTTGAAACAGAAGAGGGTCCGCGCTTACATCATCGGGATGCTCTCAATTTACATGAAACGGATAATAAAGCGCTCTATGAGAGTTATTTAGAAACAAAAACAGACTTTAATCTTCGTCAATGGTTAAAACATTTAATTCAACCCTATTTGGAAGAATCTTCACAAATGCGTGATATTTTTACAATTTATGGAAATTCAAAAATTATATCCACGGATTGAGTAGTATGGAACGTCAATTTAAATTTCAAATTCTCTACTTTATCGCAGGTTTTGCGTTTGGATTGTTATATGTTTATCTTTCAACACCCCATCCAAAGATTGTCTATAAGTTCCCAACACCCTTCAATGCAAATACAGAGATTTACAAGGATGCCGTTGGAAACTGTTATAAATATGACGCTGAAAAGGTGCCTTGTAGTGGAAATGTAAAATCTCAACCCATTGTTAGTTAATACGACGTTATTTTTCCATCGTTTTCAATAGAGAGGATGTTATTTATGCGTGCAAGAAACGTGGTAGATCGCTTATTTTATACTACCCACGGACAGCAGTTTGTTGCGGCTTTATTTGGTGTTGGTCTAGCAATGATTTTTCGTAAAATATGTAATGATCGAACCTGTATTGTGATTCAAGGACCTCCGCTTGAAGAGATCAAAGACACCGTTTATAAAATCAAACAAGAGTGTTATAAATATACCCCATATGTTGTTCCGTGTGATTCGTCTAATTCTACGAAATGATAATCTTGTTAATTATCATAATGGCAACACCAATGAGTACGCCAATTCAAAATCTACCAGTTGCTACGGTAAATGTTTCTAAAGAGGAGGATTCCGTATTAAAAGATGTTCTAAAAGAAGTTGAACGCGAAATTGCGAGTCCTCAATTACCCCAAGGTCCTCCTCAACCGGCTCCGATCGCGCCACGTATTCCACCAAATGCTCCAACCCAACCCTATGCAAATAATGCCCCCCTTATTTATGCCATGCCAACACCAACCACACCCCCCGCATCTGTCTTAAAACTGGGTCCTCTAACCCTTAAAATTCAATTGGTAAAATATGTACTGGTTGCTTCCATTGTTGCTCTGGTACTATATTCTCCAGTTAGCATGCAAAAATTATATCAACTATTCCCAATGTTATCGCGATTCCAAACTTATGAATGGGCTTTACGATTCTTCGTTATGGCGGTAGTGACCTATTTAATTTATATCTATGTTCTTTAAACATATGGAATATAACGAGGATTATTTTTAGGATAAAGGGATACTTTAAAAGATTTTCCTTCATACGATGGAACGGATACGAAATCACCATCATAGATTTCATTGCATCCGTATTGGAGACTGCAATCTTTGCTGTTACTGATCACTGGCATTCTCCATAAATGAAATTTATCGCTTGCTGCATAATATTCCCATTGTTGACTTCCATAATAAGTCGGACGACCATAGAGCGGTAAAATAAATGGGTTATCACTGCTTTCACTCTGAGCGGTTAAAATTCCAACCTGTTGATATTGAGGCGGATCTCCACGACTTGGAGTATTAATGGCATTGACCGGGGGAGGATAACGCGTTGGTTCATCTGGTAAATCTGGAGGATACACGGGTGGATTTGGAGGAACGGGTGCCGTATTTCGATTGTGAATTACGGGTTCCGTAGCAACCACAACGGGTTTGTCTGAAACTACCACTTTCGTTTGACCAAACATAATGTATCCTAAAAACAACCCAATTGCAAGCAATAAAAATACCCCTACAATCAACCAAAGTGTATATGTATACGTTGGTAGATCATTACCTCCCTTTGCCTTCCATTTCTTAGATAGAGAACCTTTCTTGCGACCCATCTATAACCACAAAAGAAATTCCTTTTTATCTTATAGAAATGAACACAGAAGACTTTGTCACAACTACAGAGAGTAATGCACTTGTCATTAATGTATTCACCGGTATTGGGCTTGCAGCTCTTGGTATGTTAATTACGTTTATCTTCTTCTGGTCCTATAACAAAGATAAGACACTCTTTATTGTTGTCTTGTCGGTTCTCTTCTTCCTCTATGCTCTTATGCAGATGGTCTACTTTATTGTGAAACGCGGAAGCCTTGGAAATACGGAATTCTCAGTTATGTTGGGTGCATCTATTTTCGTTGAAATAATGGCTGTTATTTTATTGATTATTTTCTCTATTGTGGCTTCGCGTCGTCTACGTGGTTCTGTGAGCAGTAGTTATGCTCCAGCTGCTCCTGTCCAAAATTTCTAATTTTTAACGTTAAAAATAACTTAATTATGATTTAACCACTATACCTTGAGTGCTATAGACAGGTTCTCCGTATACTCCTTTAATACCTGTAATGGGTGTTTCAAATTCTTTTTCATCTACGACATTATTTTGGGCATCTTTTAAGTTTTGTGCTGTAACAAATGGCGTAATATAATCTACGGAACCAGGACGAAGCCCAACCATTGGACCTAAAATCGCGGCATGAATTCGTGCATAGGCAACAATCGCTGCAATACCGAATAAAAGTCCGACAATGGGTTCATATATTACAAGTCCAACAATAATAATGGCGATTCCAACTTGGACTACAATATGCTTCATCGGAGTTAAAAAGTCAAATGGAATAAATGCGGCAAATAGAATTAGGGCAATTCCGATTAAGTAAGCAAGCATATTCTATCTAACTTAAAAAGGATATAAAATTTGAATGTATTATGGTATGTGTCCCAACTATCTATGAAGACCTATCTCTCTCAACGGGGTTATGCGATTGACAAAACACCTGCAAACGAAACATTGATTGAACAACTTAGAGAAGAACTGACAGTTAAACCCTTTGTGAATCCAAATGCTCCAGGAGCAGAACTCGTCAGTGCATTTCCAGTTTATTTAGAAAGTCCTTCTAAGTTTTATTTACCAAAATGTTACGGTCTAAAACGATTTGGTCTTCCAACCGTTTCAAAATTAGACCAAGGCGAACCTGCACCCACACTTCACTTTGCGGGTAGCTTGCGCCAAGAACAACTTGCTCCAGTTCAAGCATTTCAAGAAGCCGTCCAGGATCCTTTAAAGATGGGAGGGATTATTGCTGTATTTGCAGGTTCTGGTAAAACAGTGATGGGTCTTTATCTTGCCTCTTTTTATAAGCGAAAAACGTTGATTGTATGTCATAAAGAGTTTCTTATGAATCAATGGCGTGAACGAATTCAACAATATATTCCAACTGCAACCGTGGGTCTGATTAAACAAAGTAAAGTGGATATTGAAGGTAAAGATTTAGTGATTGCAAGTCTTCAAAGTTTAGCGATGCGACAGTATGAGGATAGCATTTTTAAACGGTTTGGTATGATTATTGTAGATGAAGTTCATCATACTGGAGCCGAAGTCTTTAGTCGTGCACTTCATAAAATTAATGTTCCCATTTCACTGGGTCTTTCAGCAACACCTAAACGCGCAGATGGATTGACAAAAGTCATTGAATGGCATATCGGTAAAGTTGTATTTGCATCCAAGAAACGGACAGATACCAGTTTGATTGTTGAAGTTAAACGGTTTTACGATCCAAATCCAGACTATGGACGCGAACGAAAACTTTGGAATAATAAACTCAATACACCGGGAATGATTACGGCAATCACTCAATTTCAACCCCGGAATGAAAAATTACTTCAAATCTGGTTTGAATTGAAACAAAAAGAACCGGAACGACGAACCCTGGTATTGAGCGACCGTCGCGAACATCTTACAACATTGGAACGGATGATTCGAGCATTACCGAACTATCAAGGAACGATTGGATATTATGTTGGTGGAATGACGGAAAAATCTCTCAAAGAAAGTGAGTCGTGTGATGTGATTTTAGCAACCTACTCTATGGCGGCCGAAGGAATGGATATCCCAGTATTGGATACTTTGGTTCTTGCCTCACCCGTATCAGCCATTGAACAACCGATTGGGCGAATTCAACGACAAAAACCGGAACAACGCAAACATATTCCCTATGTAATTGACTTTATTGATGAATTTAGTTTATTTGCAGGTCAAGGCAAACGACGTATTACCTTTTATCAAAAACAAGGCTATGAGGTCAGAGATGGAAAAACAATCTCTTCTGAAAGTCCTTCTAAAAGTGCATTTCGTCAAGATGATGATTAAAGTGTCATTCGTTTTTTGTAATCAATGTAAGCAAAGGTTCCCATATACATCGCAATTGTGATTTTAGATAGAATTACAAGATAATCGATCCATCCGTGGTTATAATGATGATATAGAATACTAAAGATATAGAAAATCACAATTAAATAACATCCGAGTATATAACTTTGAGATACGAGGAAGTAACCAAATAGGGCGAAGATATAATAGTAGATAAAATGTACTGAACTCGGTAAAAGTAAAATTGCAAGAAAGTGAAGTGTAATAAGCCCCCAACCAGTAGTCGAATAGGGATCAAAGAGGAAAGAGGGGATTTCTATGTTTGCGACATCCTTCTCTAATTTCTTTAATTTTAAGGTTGCTGAAAACACGAGGAGGGAAAAACCAATTGCAACCACTGTATAAATTAGACCTTCGATCCAACCAACTTGGAAATAATGGGGTAAGAATGCAAAATAATAAAGGGCTACAAATAAATAAGATATAAGGGCGATCCATTGAATTGCTTTAGCCCATTGTGGATTTACATATTTTGGTTCCATTTATCTCTTATACGTTTATAAGATTTAATCTTATAAACTCATATAAAGTTATTACCTCTATAGATTAATAACAATGCCCCACGCAATTACAACCGTTAAACAATATCAAGAAGTCATTCAAAAGGCGAAGGATTTGGTGGTTCTTAAAGCCTCTGCATCTTGGTGTGGACCTTGTCGTGCCATGGAGCCGCTTGTAAAAAGCGTTTCTGAAAAACACAAAGATGTTCTCTTTCTAAGTCTCGATATTGATGATGGTAAGGAACTTGCAGATAAACTCAATATTAGCGCTGTTCCAACCCTTCTCTTTATCAAGGGGGGTCAAATTAAACATACACAACAGGGAGCAACACAAAAACTAGAAGAACTTGTTGTAAAATATAAATAATTTGCGTGAATGATAATAGGAGTATGGATTTTTCAAAACAATGGATTTTTTGGACATTATTGATATTGATTTTATTATGGGGTATTGCCACCTATTATAATGCGAAATCCACTGTTAAAATTGTTAAGACAACGATATTACCCGAAGAAGAAGAATCAAGTGACGATGCACTTACCCCCTTTTTCCCTCCAGTAAAGCCGGTGGTGGGAGATGTTCCAAGAACCCATAGCAGTGAATGTGTAGAGAGTAAGCCTCCATCCACAGATTTACCCATTAAAAATATACCAATGCAAGTTGCATTAGAATCTCCGAATATGCGATTACGCAATGATGCTTGTGGAATTAAAATTTGATATAAACAAATATCTATTAAGTTATCTACGGTGTGGATAAATAGAATTACATAATGCATACTGGAATTATTTCTTTCTGTGACCGTGTCGGTTATAATATTAAAAGCACGGATACAAAACAAACGATTTTAAATCATATTGAAACGAAGTATCACATTCGGATCCTTCAAAAGCAATGGATTCGTGTGGAATCTGAGAATCTTCCATTGCTGCATAAATTTCCTCACTCGATTGCTCTTCGAAGTAACGGGAACCCGTACTTTATGTACTTTGGAAAATATCAAGATGTAAATACCATTTTTTATATTGATAAAAAAATTCAACCTGGTTATCAAGTTCCACGGATTATTCTAGGACGAGGTCGTTTTGAAGATGAACTGTTTAAGGATACCATTTTAGATGTGGAAATGGTCAAAGATACCAATGGAGGTTGGATTTGTCTGATTCATGACTTAATTGTCTATCGTGGAAATCATCTACGTCATACACCTCTGACACAGCGGCTTCAACTTCTCCATAATATTTTTACCAACCTTTATGTTCCAGATGATATTATGGATGTCTGTCTATATCATATCAAACAATACCATCCGTGTACATCCTCTGGATTCAACGAATTGCTGGAATTTTCAAAACAACTACCTTATACAACACGAGGAATCTATTTCGTTCCAAATACGATGAATCAACGCCAAAAACTATTTAACTTTGATGAAAGTATTATTAAGAAAGTCATTCGGAAGGTAAAGGATAATCCGGAGTTTCAAGTGGTTCCAACGGAAACAAAATCATCCTCTTCGAGTGAAGTGGAAGTTCCAATTCAGCGACCTTTATCTAAAAAGACAATTGTGTCCGAAACAAAAGAGGGAGAGGCGATTTTCTATCTTAAGAAGACTGAATCTCCGGACATTTATGATATTTATCGGACAGAAAATGGAACCCATAAAGAGGGTACCGCGTGTGTGGCCAGTTTGAACACGAGCAAGCTACTGCGAAATTCATTCCGAGATGCAACCGTTGCAATGTCGATTCCATTCCGTTGTCAATGGAATGAATCTTTCCAAAAATGGATGCCGATTCAGGCAGTTGAATAACAGATTCCAATTTGTTTTAGTTTTTTTAGACAATAGAATAAATCACGTTCCATTTTGTCCAAGTCGACGTTGGGTGAATGATAATAAGAAATATAGAGCACTGGATTTGGTAACTCTTTAAAGGTTTCTAAGATGAGTTGAATCCGATTATTCACACGATATTGTTTTCGTTCAACCGTTTGGGTCATTGAGATATCTTTTGTAGACGGAAACCGATGGGAGGGAAGAACCTCTTCTTGGAATCCAACTGCATACATAAATGCTTTATGTTGATCCGTTTTCCAAACTTTCCGAATGGCTCTTTGTCCATCGGTTGCGAGATCATAACTATAGATAATATCTTCACTCACCAGTTCATAGGAGGTTGTTTCAAAGGGTGTTCCAAAGATTTTGAGATTTCTTGCTTTATATGCTAGGGTATCTGAATTCCAACCTACATTATATTCGCGATAAATGCCATCTTGTTGGATTGGATTTTGACTGGGTGTTAGATAAATTTCAACCCGGTTGACAGAATCTTGAAGAAGTTCTTTTAACATGATGATATAAATGGTGAATTAGGATTAAGTCATTTTTTAGAGCGTTTCTACAACTAAATCGTCGGATGGAGTTGCGATTATGATTGAGTCATCTGGTTGAATCACAATTGTAATCAGTGGAATGGATGGTTTAACTCTTATTGGAAGAACCGACGATTGACGAGAATGTCTAAATATATTACAATAAGCCGTAACTAATACACCAGCAAATATTACTCCAATAATCGATAGAAAAACAAGAAGACCCACGACCTCTTCAGGAATATTAACCATTTATTTCCATTTTAAATAATATAAATCATTTTTTAAAGATGCTTCTAATAATG